TGAATTACAAGAAATTTTATTTCTTCAGAACACACTCAACATGAATATGATTCATGAGTGGACTAGCCATTTAGCAGGAACTACCGCAAAGGGTCCAGCATGGGATGGATCTACCCCTCTATTCCCCAAAACCAATCCTCAAGGTGGAACTGCACTTCCATTAGTGGGTTATACTTTCCATAGCACAAACGGAATAACATTAGCTTTTAGAGAGGGATGGTATCTAGCTACTCTTTCTTCTGGAATAAAAAATTGGGTTTATAATAATAGCAATAAAACTGTAAGAGTTACTCCAACAGCAAGCGTAGAATATTATGCTGGACTTTCCTATGGAGTAGATTATATTACATGCACAGATGATTCTTCGCTTAGTGACAACTCAACTGGTGCTCCAAATACAAGTATTTGCGGAGCAGACAGATATCAAATTAGCTTTTCAAGCGGCCAAATCACTGGTGCATCTGGATTTAATAATGATACATTTAATAGAATTTTAAGCTTTAATGTGGTAGGATCGACTTTAACTATAAAATATATTAATGGTACAACAATCTGAGGAATTATATGAGTGAAAAAAAGCCTTGTAATTGTGCAAATAAAAAGAAATTTTCAGACTCTCCCCTACAACAATCATCTATAAAAAAATCTTTGAGTATGATCCAGGGCTATGCTATGGCAATGGCCTCTAGAGGATTCAAAGATAAAAAAGTTGAAAAGACAGTAAAACAGTTAAGAGTTTTATCTTGTTTTGGTAATGAAGCCGAGGGAGGAGAATTGCCTCCATGCGCCCATCTAAGAAAGTCTGAAACTGATGGTAAGTTCTTTTGTGGTGCTTGTGGCTGCGGAGATAAAAAAGGAACTTGGTTGAATGGTACTGAACAAGAGTACAGCAAATTGGATTATCCAAAATTAAATTGTCCAATAGGAATGCCAGGATTCTCTAATTATTCTCCAAGTGCTCCACAAGAGGCAAATGAACCCCAAAGCAGAAAATATTACATTGAAAATATGAATTTAATGGATATTCAAAAAGTAAATGTAACTCAGCCAGATGCACCCCCAGAGGTTGCACATATTCTTGATAAAATGAATGAAATAGAAAGTAAAAAATCAGAATAGAAATAAAGCTGTGCATAAATAATATAAATGTCACAGCCAAATTCAAGACAATCCATTATAGAATACGCATACAGGCAACTAGGTGCTCCCGTTATAGAAATAAATGTGGATTACCAGCAAGCCGAAGATAGACTAGATGACGCTTTGCAATTTTTTGCAGAACGTCATTATGATGGCGTAGAAAGGGCATTTTTCAGTTATCAAATGACTGAAGCCGATATAACCAATAAATTTTTAAATACAAATTCTTTTGGTCCTATCGTTGGAGCTTCTGGGAGTGATCCTAATGGATATGATATTCTTTCTGTTATAAGAGTATTTCCTTTCGGTTCTTTGAATAGTAATGAACTATTCGACATTCGTTATCAGTTGGCCTTAAATGACGTTTATGGTATTAATACCAATCTTGGATTTGTCAATTCTGCTCCAATAGCAAATTTTGATATAACAAAGAGGTATATTAGACTTATTGAAATGATGTTTGATCCTGAAAGAACAATTAGATTCAATAAAGTCACAAATAAACTCTATATCGAAACTGATTGGACTGCCATGAAAGCTGGGACATGGTTAGCAGTCGAGGCTTATGTAAATTTGGATCCAGATGTTTATCCAGAAATTTACAACGATAGAATGTTAAAAAAATATTTTACTGCTCTTATCAAAAAACAATGGGGTGCAAATTTATCAAAATTTGATGGTGTTGCTCTTCCCGGTGGAGTTCAACTTCGCGGAGGAACAATATTCGGTGAAGCCGAAAGAGAAATAGCTATTTTAGAAGAACAAATTATTTCTGCATATGAACTTCCTCCTGATATGATGACGGGTTAAACATGGCTCTTAATCCTTATTTTAGATTTCAAGGAACTGAACAAAATGTTGTTGAGGACAACATAATTGAAATTATTCGTATGATGGGTAAAAATCTATGGTACATTCCTAGAGAAAATGTAAATTTAGATAGACTTTTTGGAGAGGATCAATTAAATAAATTTACTAAAGCTTATGTAATTGAAATGTATGTTTCTTCTATTTCTGGATTTGAAGGTAATGACACGATAACAAAATTTGGATTGGAAAATAAAGACAGAGTAAATTTAATAGTAAGCAAAAAGCGTTTTACGAATGAAGTAACTAAGCACAATTCAACTATCATTCGACCAAGAGAGGGCGATATAATATATTTTCCCCTCTCAAAAACTTTGTTTGAAATTAACTTTGTTGAACACGAAGTTCCTTTTTATCAGTTAGACAAAAATTATGTCTTTGCTCTTGCTTGTGAAACATTTACCTACTCATCAGAAGAATTCGAAACAGGAAACAGCGAAATTGATACTATTGCTGATCTCAAACAAAATATTTACAATTTCCTAATCGGTGCAAACGTAACAGGCTTTACATCAGCATACAATCAAACCAACAGAGGAGAAAAATTCTTTGTTGCTGGATCCACTCCTGGTACTACAGCATACTTCAGAATTCTTGATTACGATCTTTCTGGAAATACTCTAACGGCAGAAATGATGGCATTGGACGGAATTACCTTTGCTGGTATTACACGAATGACAAGTGCCGTTTCTGGTATTACTTACTTAGTTAGAAGCGTAAATACTACTACAAATTATGGAACCGTGAATGATATTCTTGGAGATGTGGCTGGAGAAGTTCCTCCTTTAGATTATCAAAGAGGATTTACTGGTTCTGGAAGCAAATACGATACGAATATTGTTAATTTCAGTCAAACAGATCCTTTCTCTGAAGGAGATTATTAATGTTTAATACTTTTGATAATAAATCAATAAGAAAGTTAGTAGTCGCCTTTGGATCTTTATTTGATCAGGTTTATGTTACTAGAAAAAATGATACTACTGGATCTAGCGAAAATATAAAAGTTCCTATAACTTTTGCATCAAAAGAAAAATTTCTAAGAAGATTAGAATCAAACTCATCAATTAGCGATAAAGTAAAAACTCAGATAAATCTTCCTTATATGAGTTTTGAACTTGGTAATATAGTTTATGATAGATCAAGAAAGAGAAATAAATTAAGAGTATCTTCTTCGACAGACAATACTTATGCTTATAAAACTTTTTCCGAAACACCTGTAGAGGTAGAATTTGCTATCTACTTTTATTCTAGAAGTATGGAAGAAATTTTACAGATTACAGAACAAATTTTACCATATTTTAATCCAGAATTTAATTTAAGAATAAATTTTAATGATATTTACAAAGATGTGAATGTTCCTATTTCATATAGAAATTTTAAATTAACTGATGATTACGAAGGAAATATGGGTTCTAGAAGAATGGTTGTGGGTGCTATGAGTTTCGTTGTTAGTAGCTATGTGTTTGCTGAAATAAAATCGGGATTACCATCTACTTCTAGTACATTCTCTTTAACATCTCTTTCTCAAACAGTTGATGATTTTTTAATAGACACTCAATCGATTGTAATAGACGAAAATCTTGCAAATAGTTTTTATAATATTCCATCTGGTGTTTTAAACAATACATTAACATGGGTAGAAAGTGGTAATTTTTCTGAAAATACTCAAGTTATATTTTTAAGAGAAGACACCCAAGAAGAAGTAATACGATTCTCTTGCCCAGTGGGTGCTCAAACAATATCTGGATCTCAATATGCTGAACTAGAAGAAGCAATAGTAAATAATAGGGGATTATGCGGAAGTGGTCTTGTATCTGGATATTTCATGTATAGAATGATTGTTAAAAACGGAAATACTACAGCATCTCAATCATTTATATTTATTTCAATTGATGGGAGTACAATTTGCTAATGGAACCATTGAACGAATTTTTTAATATTGAACAACCAAAACAAATCATCGGAATAACACAAGAATCTTCACCGGATAAAGATTTTGACTATGCCAAGCGGAATATGTACGACATCATTGAGAAGTCGAAGCTTGCTCTTGAAGGAATTATGAAGGTTGCAACTGAAGGCGATTCGCCAAGAGCCTATGAAGTAGTAACTCAAATGCTCAAAACTATGTCAGAGATCAATAAAGATCTTATAGATCTTGAAAAGATTAAGAGTGAAACAAATAAGACTACTATAAAAACAACGAATAATAATTCGTTCTTTATAGGATCTACGAGCGATTTACAGGATCTAATCAATCCTGAAAGAAGTAAAAATAAAGCTATAGAAATGATTGATGCGAAGGTGGTAGAGGATGTCGAGGAAGTTTAAGGGTTACTTAGGTAATCCAAATCTAAAAGAAGCGGGAGTAAAGATTGACTTTACCGAAGAGCAGATTCGGGAATATGTTCGTTGCTCCCAAGATCCAATTTACTTTATTAAGAAATATGTCAAGGTAGTCTCTCTTGATAAAGGTCTTGTTCCTTTTGATTTATACGATTATCAAGAGGATATGATCAAAAAGATGCATGACAATCGTTATCT